CAGATAACAGTACAACTATGTATAGAGCACAAGGTGCAATATATCAGTTACGTAGATTACAAATGTTAAGAGATGAAGTATTAAAAGATGGCTGATAAAAATAAACCCATAGACACTGGAAAAAAAACTGTATCTGGTAGAACTATATGGCGTGATCCAGAAACGGGTGAAGATTATTCAGAACGAACTACTACATTTAAAGGTAAAGATGGTAGATATTATACAATGCCTACTGTAGATAAAGATGGTAATCAATATTCTGATGATCAAATTAAAGACTACGTAGATCAATATGGTGCTATAGATTATATTACAGGTGAAGAACTTCCAAAGTTTAAATCTGAAAAAGAAGCAATAATGTATGCAATAGAAAGATCAGACACTAGAAAACAAGAGGAAATACCTATGCTAGAACAACAAATGGAACTTTTTAGTGAAGGCGGCTTACGTGATGAAGGTGGTATGATAGATAAAGAATCAGGTAATGAAGTTCCCATTGGAAGCACTCGTAAAGAAGTTAGGGATGATATACCTGCACAAGTAAGTGAAGGTGAGTTTGTATTTCCTGCTGATGTAGTTAGATTTATTGGCCTTAATAAACTTATGCAAATGAGACAAGAAGCAAAGATGGGTCTTAAACAAATGGAAGCTATGGGTCAAATGGGTAATAGTGATGAAGCTACAATGCCTGACGATATGCCATTTGGTCCAGCCGATTTAATTGTTGTTGGTGCGTCAGATGACAAACCAGAGAAGAAAGCACAAGGTGGTTTATTTTTACAAACTGGTGGAATAAATATGCCTGACTTTAATCCTGCCAAACAAGATGTTCGTACTTATGTAAAGGAAGGTTTTCCTGATAAACGTATACCATTTTTTAATGGTGAGCCAGTTATACCTATTCCAGAAGGATATGTATTAAAAGGTTCTGTACCTGTTGAGGAAACAGAAGAAGAAGCAGTAATTGAAGATACTAGAGATCGTAACCCAACCCCAACACCTGTAAATAAATTTGTAGAGGCAGGTAGTTGGACAGGTTCACCATTAGAAATGTACATTAAAGAAGCTGAAAAAGTATCTACTTGGGGTAACCTTGCTTCAGGTGTAGGTGCTGCAATTAATCCTATATTTGGTGGTCTTATGGGATTAGCTGTTAGAAATGAAAAGAAACAAATATTAAAAACTATTGACGCTAGAATTGCAGAGGCAATGAAAACAGATGTTCCTGGTCAAGTAGCTGCATTAAGAGCTGTTAAAAAAAGATTAACTACAAAAGAAGGACAAAATATAGTTTCTAAAGTAGTAAATAGTCTTCTTGACCCTCTTGCAGATGCTCTTGGTATTACTGATCCTAAAGATAAAGAAGTTATAAAAGTTATATCTGAAAATAGTGCTACGGAGGATCCAACAACAAGTCAATCAGAAAAAGCTGCGTTTGAGGCAAACATGGCAAGATTAAAAACCATAAGACCAAAAGTAAGACCAAAAATTAATCCATATACAGGTGACCTATCTGAAGTTGATGAGGAAGCCGCTAGTGGTTCAGGTGCTGCAGGTTCTAATGTACAAGCCTTAACTCCACAAGAAACTTTAGCAGCAAAACAAGCAAGAGTTCCTAAAGCCTTAACTCCACAAGAAACTTTAGCAGCAAAACAAAGGTCTATGTTAACAAGAGTTCCTAAAGACCCTAGAGTTCCTAAAGACCCTAGAGTTCCTGAAGGTTTAGGTACATCAAGTCTAGCCGCATCTGGAAGAACAGATATACCTACTATGTCAAGAATTGAAGGAAACAAAGCGTATCAAGATTTAATAGATACTATTGATCCTAATAATAATTTTGGTAAAGCGTATGACCAATTTTTAGCTGATAGTGAAGGTGTAGAACCATCAATATTAAAATTAAGAGGAGTAACTGAATTAAGAAATCAAGTAAATGAACAGAGTAAAACTTTTATTGATAACCTAGCTGAAGCTGTTGGATTGGGCCAATCACCAATAGAACAAGATGCATTTGTGAGTGATTCAGGAGTTGAAACACCAATGACTCCTGAAGAAAAAAATATTATTAAAAAACAAATTTCACCACCAAGACCGCCACGATCTGCTCCTAAACCTAAAAAACCTATTACTATTAAAAAACGAGATCGTGGTCCAAGCCTTGCAGAACGTATGCAAAGAGATATAGGTAAAGGCAGGGATACTGGTATTAAAGTAAAAACAGATGATGTAACTATTAAAGATCGCAGAGATTCTAGTGGTAAAAAAGTAGGAGAAACAGGTTACAAAAGTGCATTAAGAGAAAGACAAGAGGCAAAACAAAGAACAGAAAGTGCAATGGAAGATATACAAAAAGGAATAAAAAGAGGCTTTAAAAAAGGTGGACTAGCCTCTCGTAGAAAGTAACAACAACCACCTTATACGCTGGCTACTCATCCCCCTACCAACATTAGGCTACGGTGGCCCCAGATAGAAAGAACTAAAATGGAAACTACAACTATTGCTGAAGAAACAACTACTCCTAAAAAGGTTGCATTTGTAGACAGAAAAAGTGCTAACACTAATCGTATAGAAAAAGATGAAGCAGAATTAAAAGAATTACTTGCAAGTAAAGAAGGCACAGAAGAAGTTAAAGAACAAGAACCTGAACCAACTAATGCCGAGGAAAAAAGTTTTAAAAAACGTTATGGCGATCTTAGAAGGCACATGCAAGAAAAAGAAAAATCTTGGGAAGATAAGTTTAATAAATTAGAGATACAGTTAAAAGACGTTACACGTAAAGAAATTAAACTACCTAAGTCTGATGAAGATATAGAGTCTTGGGCTGCACAGTATCCTGATGTAGCTGCCATTGTAGAAACAATTGCAATTAAAAAAGCTCGTGAACAATCAGAAGGTTTAGAAAGTCGTGTAAAAGAAATAGATGAGATGAGAGTTACGGCATCTCGTGAAAAGGCAGAGGTAGAGCTTATGAAGGCACACCCTGACTTTGGTGAAATACGAGATAGTGATGAGTTTCATAATTGGGCAGAAGAACAACCTAAGTGGGTTCAAGACGCTTTATACGAAAATGATACAGATGCTCGTTCTGCAAGTCGTGCTATTGACTTATACAAAGCAGACATGAACATTAAAACAAAAAAACCTGTAAGCAATAAAGACGCTGCACGTTCAGTAAATAACCGCACTAGTCGCAATGAACCTAATATAGATAGTGATGACGGTGCAATTAGAGAATCGCAAGTTGCTAAAATGTCAGCACATCAATACGAAAAAGCTGCTGATCAAATTATGGAAGCAATAAGAACTGGTAAATTTATTTATGATATGTCTGGTTCTGCACGATAAAATACTGTTGACAAATAAAATTTATACAGTATAACTATAGGTATAATCATTATTAGCCGCCCATTGGGTCTACCTAATAGTATAGTATACCATAAAATAGACTAAACAGTACGTAAGACTTACCTGTTAAAGTATAGGCCCATAAAATTATTAGTAGGCCAACTAGTAGTAATATGCACCCTAGAAAATCAACAGCCTCTATGTGATAATGTTTAGCTTATAAGTAAGCCTAAACTTTATAGGAGGAACTATTATGGCTTTTACAACCGCAACAGGTTATGGGAATTTACCTAATGGTAATTTTAGTCCTGTAATCTACTCCAAACAGGTACAGCTTGCATTTCGCAAGTCTACCGTAGTAGGAGACATTACTAACTCTGATTATTTCGGAGAGATTAGTGGTCAAGGCGATACAGTCAAGATCATTAAAGAACCTGAGATTTCTGTTTCGCAGTATGCACGAGGTACTCAGGTAACTGCACAAGACCTTGAAGATGAGGATTTTTCACTTGTTATCGACAAAGCTAACTATTATGCTTTTAAGATGGACGATATTGAAGAGGCTCACTCCCATGTAAATTTCATGGATTTAGCAAGCAATCGTGCAGCTTACCGTTTGTCTGATCAGTATGACCAAGAGGTTCTTGGTTACATGTCTGGTTATGCACAAAGCTCACTGCACAGTCAAGCTAGTGCTCTTAACACAACTGTTAATGGTACTAAGGCTGTATCTACTGCAGGTTCAAACGAACTGCTTTCTTCAATGCAGCTTCATAAAGGTGACTTTGGTAACATTACGACAACATCTGCTGGTACTCATTCGATTCCAGTAACTGCTCGTATGCCTGGGGCCACATCACTGCCAACAGCAACTGTTTCCCCTGCGATGATTATTTCACGCATGAAACGTTTGCTTGATACACAACAAGTTGATTCACAGAATCGTTGGCTTGTAGTTGATCCAGTGTTTATGGAAATCCTTGCTGATGAAGATTCACGTTTTATGAACGCTGATTATGGTGAATCAGGTGGACTTCGCAATGGTCTAACTATCAATAACTTTCACGGTTTTCGTGTCTATACATCTTCCAACCTTCCTGCCCTTGGCACTGGACCTGGAACATCAGGCACAGCTAACCAACTAACAAACCTTGGAGTTATTGTTGCTGGACATGATTCTGCTGTTGCAACTGCAGAGCAGATCAATAAGACAGAAACATATCGTGACCCTGACAGCTTTGCTGACATTGTTCGAGGTATGCATCTATATGGCAGGAAGATTCTTCGTCCAGAAGCAATCGTAACTGCTCGTTACAACGCAGCGTAAGGGAGGATATAACTTATGGCTACTTATGACATGACTTCCAGTGATACTGCTGGTGTTGGAGCAAATATTCTTGCTGTTCCAACAGTTGTTGGTAACACTGTACGAACTATTGAAGCAATATTAGATATTGATGCAATGGTTACTGCTGGTTACTCTGGTTCAGATGGAGACATTTTCCAACTGCTTGAAATCCCTGCTGGCTCAGTTTTACTAACTGCTGGTGCAGAGATTATGAAGTCTTTTACTACAAGTTGTACTTGTGATATTGACTTTGGTGCTGGCGATGATATTATTGATGGCGCTGACCTTACTCAATCTGCAGGTACATATCTTGTACTTGGAAGTAATGGTCAGACTAACGTGATCAATACTGCATCAGCATCTACGTTTGCTGCAGAGGCTTTAGCCCTTGTAGCGGCTGCAGATACCATTGACGTAAAAGTTGAAGGTGCTGCACCTGCTACTGGTAGGCTTCGTGTATACGCAGTAATTGCAGATGTGTCTGCTGCACATACTGAGGCTGCTGTTGCAGCAAGAGACTTAGTATAAAATAACTTTAGGGGCTGGTAAACACTGGCCCCTTTAGCATATCCAAAGGGAACATAATGGCACTTACTTTTTTAACACTTACTAATGATGTTATAACAAGAATGAATGAAGTAGAACTTACTTCTAGTACTTTTTCTGCAGCTAGAGGTGTTCAAGTGCAATGTAAAAATGCTGTTAATGAATCTATAAGATATATTAATCAAAGAGAATTTGGTTATTCTTTTAATCATGCATCTAATAGTTCTACACTTACTGCAGGTGTAGCACGATACTCATTACCTACAAGTACAAAGTCTGTAGACTACAGTACTGCTAGAATTAAAAAAGATACAGATTTAAATGCGGCTGGAAATAATTTAAAAACATTAAACTATAATGAATATATACAAAAAGAATATGCAACACAAGAAGATGAAGTTATATCAACAACATTAAATGGTTCTCACTCTAGCACTGTTGCTACATTAACCTTGACTTCTACTACAGGTCTTGATACAGCAGGAACTGTACATATAGGTGGTGAGCAAGTTACATATACTGCAATATCAGGTAATGATATTACAGGATGTACTCGTGGAGCTAATAGCACTACTGCTGCTACACATAGTAGCGGTGTCACTGTGACACAGTTTGATAATGGTGGTATACCACAGTTTATAGTAAGATCACCCGATAACAAATATCTTTTATATCCTTTACCAGATAAACAATATACATTAGCTTTTGATTATTTTACATTTCCTAGTGATTTAGATGCACATGGAGACACAACAAGTATACCTGAAAGATTTGCTCCTGTAATAGTAGATGGGGCTGCTGCTTTTGTATATCAATACCGTGGAGAAATACCTCAGTATCAATTAACATTTGATAGGTTTCAACAAGGTATTAAAAATATGCAAAGTTTACTTATAAATAAATATGAGTATGTTAGGTCTACTCATATAGATAGACCATCAGGTTATGGTATTACTATGTCGGGAGTTATTACCTAATGCCCGATCCTTCGCAGCTACAACCTGTTGCATTTAATTGTCAAGGTGGACTAGTTCTTAATCGTTCTAGTTTTTTAATGGACCCAGGACAAGCAATAGAGTTAGAAAACTTTGAGCCTGATATTCAAGGTGGTTATAGAAGAATAAATGGATACACTAAACATGTTAATCAAGTAGTTCCTATTACAAATACTACTGCTGAAGAACCTTTAATGGTTGCTTCTTTTAATAATAAAGTATTGGCAGCTAGAGGTGAAAGAATATATGTTTCTACATCTACTCAATTAGCAATTCGTATTGAATCAAGTACAGGCATGACAGGTTCAGGTTCTATAACTGTAGATTCTACTACAGGATTTGCTACTAGTGGTACTCTTCAAATTGATGATGAAAAGTTTACATATACAGGAGTTACCTCAAATTCTTTTACAGGCGTAACTAGAGCTACCTCAAGCACTACTGCTGCTGCCCATACTACAGATAGTTCTGTATCAATAGAATGGACACAAATAGATACAGATAGAACCAATGCTCTTAAATATCAATTTGAAAGATTTAACTTTGACAATAATGAAAAAATTATTTTTGTAGATCAGGTTAATGCACCAGTAGTTTTTAATACTTCTTTGTCTGCTACAGATGTTAGTGATAGTAGTGTAGAAGGAGCAACAACAGTAGCTGCATATAGAAATCATATGTTTTATGCAGGTAAATCTACAACTCCACAAGAGGTAATTTTTAGTGAGCCTTTTAATGAAGACGGTTTTAATTCTGGATCAGGCGCAGGTAGTGTAAAAGTAGATGATACAGTAGTTGCATTAAAAGTTTTTCGTGATAGTTTATTTATATTTTGTGAAAATAGAATATTTAAACTTACAGGTACTAGTTCTGCAAATTTTGCAGTAGAACCCGTTACTAGAAATATTGGTTGTATTAATAGTTTTACTGTTCAAGAATTTGCAGGTGATTTAATATTTCTTGGGCCTGATGGTTTGCGTACTATTGCTGCTACTGCACGTATTGGTGATACAGAATTAGGTACAATTAGTAAAAATATACAATCTGTTTTTGATGAAAACATTAGTAACTCAGTAGATTTTGATAGTGTAGTTATACCTGACAAAACTCAATATAGAATATTTTTTAATAAATCAGGACAGTCTTCTGCACTTTCTAAAGGAGCTACTTGTGTTTTAAAAAAAGATGGATTTGAATTTTCAGAGTTAAAAGGATTTAAAACTACATGTACAGATACTTTTGTAGAAACAGGTGATGTAATTGTATTACATGGGGATGTTAATGGATTTGTACAACGTCAAGAAATAGGAAGTACTTTTGATGGAACAACTATAAAAGGTAAATATAGAGGACCAGATTTAACTTTTGGTGATTCTGGTATTCGTAAACATATGCAAAAGGTTATTATTAATTATAGACCTGAAGGAAGCGTTGACGCTGATTTAATTGTAAGATATGATAATGAAGATAAAAATTCAGCTAGACCTGCAGTATATCCTTTTTCTACAGATAATTTAGCTGCTGCATATAATTCAGCAGTATACAGTACAACCTCTAGCGCAACACAATTTACTTATGGTGGGGGTCAAGACCCTCTTGATAGAAAGTCAGTTGAAGGATCAGGTTTTTCTGTTATACTTAAAGTAGAAGATGACGGAGAAAGTAATCCTTATTCTTTAAAAGGGTTTCAACTAGAATATAAATTAGGAGCAAGACGTTAAATGGGTGCTACATATACAAGACAGTCAACGTATGCAGATGGAGATACCATTACAGCAGCACATACTAATGATGAGTTTGATCAGTTACTAGCTGCTTTTGCTGCAAGCACAGGACATACACACGATGGTACTACAGGAGAAGGTGGCCCTATTAGTACAATGGCTGGTCATGCTTTAACATTTGGTCAAGGCACTTCAGGTTCAGATATTGTTTTAACTTGGGATGGTGAAACTAATGACGGTGTGCTTAAATGGATGGAAGACGAGGATTACTTTGAGTTTTCTGATGATATACTTATTGCTTCGACAGAAAAAATACAGTTTCGTGATACCGCTATTTATATTAATTCTAGTACTGATGGTCAGCTTGATCTTGTAGCAGACACAGAAATACAAATTGCTGCTACAACTATTGATATAAATGGTGCAGTAGATGTATCTGGTAATTTATCTGTTGGTGGTAATTTAGATGTTACAGGCACATTTGATCTTAGTGACTCTAATTTTACTAATGCAGGTAACATTCAGTTAGACAGTATTTCTGGCGATAGTGATACTAATACAAGTATAGAATTTAGTGGCTCAGATGTAATTACAATTACTACGGGTGGTGAAACACAATTTACATTTAATAATGGATCAATATTACCCACCACAAATAATGATGTAGACTTAGGTTCAGACTCATTAGAGTTTAAAGATTTATATCTTGATGGTTCTGCTTATATTGATGGACTTGGTAGAGATATAACAGTAGCTACTGATAAAAAAATAGAGTTCCGTGATAGTGCTATTTATGTTCAATCAAGTGCAGATGGTCAACTAGATATTGTTGCAGATACAGAGGTACAGATTGCTGCAACTACAATAGATATAAATGGTGCAGTAGACGTATCAGGAAACTTAGTGGTTGGCGGTGATCTTACTATTACTGGTGATGATCTTGTAATGGCTACTAATACATCTGGTGCTTTACTCATTGCAGACGGTACAAATTTTAACCCTACTGTTATTGGTGACTTATCTGCAATAACAAGTGTTGCATCTGATGATGTTTTACTTGCAGTAGATACTTCTGGTGGAGGACTTAAAAAAATAACAAGGTCTGCTCTTGTGTCTGGTTTAGCTGCTGGAACTATGAGTAATATTGTTGAGGATACTTCACCGCAATTAGGTGGGGATTTAGATACTAATTCTTTTGATATAATAATTGATGATGCACATTCAATCAATGATGAAAATGGTAACGAACAGTTTATCTTTCAAACTACAAGTTCTGCAGTAAATCAGTTTGATATAACTAATGCCGCTACGGGTGGCGCACCTAAAGTATCTGCAACAGGTGATGATTCTAATATTGATTTTGAACTAGAAGCAAAAGGTACAGGACATTTAACTGTACGTGGTAATACTAATTCAGGTGCTATACAGTTTAATTGTGAAAATAATAGTCATGGTCAAATTGTCATAGCTCAACCACACTCTGCTAGTGTTACTAATACTCTTACTTTACCTGCAGGTTCTAGTTCAACATTAGTATCTCTTGTATCAACAGATACCTTGACAAATAAAACACTTACATCTCCTGTTATTAATACAGGTACATTTGGTACATCTATTCTTCCTGTAAGTGCAGATGGAACAACATTAGGTTCTGCCACTAAAGAATTTTCTGACTTATATTTAGCTGATGGTGGACAAATATTATTTGGTAATGATCAAGAAATAACACTAACTCATGTAGCTGATGATGGACTTATACTTAAACATGTAGGCACTGGTGACGGTAAAGAACCTAGTTTTTCATTTCATGCTGGTGATAATGATATTGCAGCAGATGATGTATTAGGTTCTATATTCTTTAGAGCACCAGATGAAGGTGCAGGTACAGATGCTATATTAGTTGCTGCAGGTATTGAAGCAGTTGCAGAAGGCGACTTTAGTGCATCTAATAATGCAACTAAACTTTCATTTAAAACTGGTGCAAGTGAAGCTGCATCAGAAAAAATGAGTTTAAGTTCTGCTGGATTACTTACAGTTTCAGACGATATAGTTATTAAATCTGCTGGTACTATTGGTGGTGCTAATGACACAGATTTATTAACATTAGGTAATGGTATATTAACTGTTGCTGGTGAAGTATCTGTAACAACATTAGACATTGGTGGTACTGATGTAACATCCACTGCAGCAGAACTTAATATACTTGATGGTGTTACAGCTACCGCTACTGAATTAAATATTATGGATGGCGTTACAGCTACTACTACAGAAATAAACCTGATAGATGGTGGCACTTCAAGAGGTACTACAGCACTTGCAGATGGTGATGGTATACTAATCAATGATGCTGGCACAATGAGGATGACCTCTGTTGAGACAGTAAAAACATACATGGCAGGTAGTGCCGCCACTAAAGGTTTTGCTATTGCTATGGCAATAGTATTTGGATAGTAAAAGGAAAAGTAAATGACCGTAATAAACCTAATTAACGTATCAACTATTACGCCAGTTGTAGCTGCAGGTGCAGTAACAACAAGTAGAGCAGATATTGTTGATGTCGCAGCAGATAAGTGTGCTAAAATAAACTCATTGCTTATTGCAAACATTGACGGTACTAATGCCGCAGATGTAACTGTTGAGGTAAGTGTAGATAATGGATCAAGTTATGTCGCTATAGCTAGTACAGTATCTGTACCTGCTGATGCAACATTAGTTGTTGTAGGTAAAGACAATGGTTTCTATTTAGATGAAACAGATTTGCTTGCAGTAACAGCTTCTGCAAATAGTGACTTAACATACTTAGTTAGTTATGAACTAATGGATGATGCATAATAAAGGCAACGAATAATGGTTAGAAGAAACGGTGGCTTTATTGGTCAAGATGGTTTAGATGCGCCTGATCCACCTACAGGTGTTTCGGCTGGTAGTGCTAATGCATCTATTAGTGTAACATTTACTGCTCCTTCAGACGTTGGCACTAGTGCCATTACAGGTTTTGTTGCACAAGCTAGTTCAAGTAGTGGAGATTATAGTGCAGGTAGTGGTACAGGAACTTCTTCACCTATAACTATTAGTAGTTTATCTAATGGTACAGCGTATACCGCTAAAGTTTGGGCTGTTAATGCATATGGAACATCTGCTCCTAGTGAAGCAAGTTCAAGCGCAACTCCTGTTGCTCCAAAAGCTTTGATTGCTTTAGGTCTTGGTGGTGGTTCCAGAGTCAATACAGTTGATACTGTAATTATATCTACTACAGCTAACTCTACAGATTTTGGTGATTTAAGTAGCACTAGGAGTGGTTGTGGTACATCAAGTGGATCATCTAGCACTAGAGGTATTTTTGCTGGTGGATCAACTGGTTCCAGAGTAAATACAATGGATTATTTTACTATAGCATCTGCAGGTAATGCTACTGATTTTGGTAATTTATTAGAAGTTAATAATAGTACAGCATCTTGCTCAAGTGACACAAGAAGCACTACTGGTGGAGGCAATATTTCATCAGGTGCAACTAATAGAATACAATATGTCACTATTGCATCTACAGGAAATGCTACTGACTTTGGGGATTTAACAGTGGCTAGGTATGAGCTTGGTGCTACATCTTCACCTACAAGAGGACTATGGTTTGGTGGTAATACTGCTAGTGCTATAGTTAATACTATTGATTATGTAACTATTGCTTCAACTGGTAATGCAACTGACTTTGGTGACAGAACGGTATCAGCATCAGAAAATCCTATGTGTAGTGCATCTAATACAAGAGCTGTAGCAGGTGGTGGTGGTGAAGGTGCTGGTCCAACTAATGTTATTGATTATGTTACTATAGCTTCTACAGGTAATGCTACAGATTTTGGTGATTTAACAGGAGATGCTAGATCAAGAGGTGGAGGAACTTCAAGTAAAATAAGAGCTATATTTGCAGGTGGAGATACTAATACTATTGATTATGTTACTATAGCTTCTACAGGTAATGCCTCGGATTTTGGTGATCTTTCTGCTTCTGCTGCTCTTTCTTCTGCTTGTAGTAATCAACACGGGGGTTTATAATGCCCAACTATCAAGGTGTATGGAGTCTCTCAACACAGTATCAGTATAGAACAAACTGGCCTGTTTTTAGCACAAGGGGTGTTTTTACAGGTGGAAATGCAGGAGGAGTTGCTTCTTATAATGTAATGGAGTTTATTACTATTGAAACAACAGGAGATGCTACTGATTTTGGAGATATGAATACTGGCAGACAATACCATGCTAGTTGTTCTTCTTCTACTAGAGGTGTAACCGCAGGAGGTTCAGTTAGTGGATCAGGCACAAGTAATGAAATAGAATTTATAACTATAGCTACTACAGGAAACGGTACTGATTTTGGTGATTTAGTTGCAGCAGCATCATATATAAATGGGTGTTCAAATAATACAAGAGGTTTATTTAGCCTTACTAGACTTGTTAGTTCTACAGCAGACACTATAGAATACATAACTATAGCCAGTGCAGGAAATACAACAGACTTTGGTGATTCTACTGTTGCAAGATATACAGGTGCTTCTGGTCTTAATTCTACAACAAGAGGTTTGTGGGCAGGGGGTACTGGTGCTAGTGGAGCAACAGATGTTATAGATTATGTGACTATAGGCTCAACTGGTAATGCAACAGACTTTGGGGATTTATCTCAAGCAAGGAACACATCACCAGCAGGTGCAAGTTCAAATACTAGAGGTTTAATTTTTGGAGGAAGTTATCAAAACTATATAGATTATATTACTATAGGCTCTACAGGTGATGCTACTGATTTTGGGGATTTAACCCAAGTAATAGGTTTTACTTCTGCAACATCTAGCAATATAAGAGCAGTAAGGATTGCTGGTTTTACAGGTGCTGCTTATAGTGATGTCATAGATTATGTAACTATTGCTTCAACAGGCAATGCCACAGACTTTGGGGATATAACTGATGGTACTTATGGCGGTGCTTCTTTTTCAAGTGGGCATGGAGGAATAGGTTAATGTCATACAAACAAATGACAGGCAACATAATCTCTGCCACAAAAGTAGAACCTGTTGGTCAAGCAGCATCTGGTGTATGGTCTTTACAAGAACAGTATGATTATAAAAGAGGTGCTAACTGGCCTTTAATACCTTTTGGTTATTTAAGTGGAGGAGTAAGTGATTTAGGTTTATTTTGTTCTGCTTTTT